GTTGACGAGGGTCCGTAACTCCGATGGGGTCCAGGTTTTCTCGTTGGCCTGCTGCGCGGTGGCGAGCCTGGCGCGTTCTTCGGCGCGGATACGCTCATCGCGCTCGCGTTGCGTGTCCTCGCGCAGCTGATTGCGCTCCGTGATGACTTCATCGAGTCGCGACTTCGGCACCCAGCCGGTTGGTCCCCTCTTTTCCGGTTCGGCTGTCTCTGCCGCCGTCGCTTCTGCCGACGCTTGCGGTTCAGCCTGGGACTGGTCAGGCTCGGAAGTGGTCGTGGCTTCCGTCGTCTTCACGTCCTTGACTTCTTCTGGCATGTGCCTCCTGCGCGTCTTTCCGCGTGTCCGGCAGCGGCGTCCTGCCCGTTGCGCCCGACTGGAAACGAAAAAGGCCCGTGTCAGCGTTGCCGCCAACACGGGCCTCGTTGTGAAACGGTGGTCCCGAAAACGTTATGTCGTCAGATTAGCGATTAGTGCGACTATTCACCACCCGCTCTTCCACGTTGATAGAGCCAATGGTTCCATCGTGGAAATTGAGTTTCAGGCACCCGGTTTTCTTCTCCCGCTGCCAGTGCGTCAGGTGATACAGCACCCACGCCGGCACCAGGACGGTTGTCTCCGCAGTGTCCACTAGCACATTCAGGAACGCTTGTCAATGGTGTCATGGACCATGTTCTGCAACTCCTCCAGGCGCGCGCCCAGCACAGCCGGGAGGGCCATGGCTTCCTCCCACGCCTCTTTCTTCCCCTGCTCCATAGCCAGTTTCAGCTTCAGCGCCATCAGCACATCATGGCTAACCGTGGAGGGGTCCAGTAGTGTATCGCGCGTTTGCGCGATCAGCCCGTCCGCCTGAGCCACCCACTCCGCCAGCTTATTCGCGTACTCGTTCCACTTCGGATCGACCACGAGTTCACGGAGCGGCCCGGTGCGCTGGGAGAGGCGGTCGAGGTGGTCCAACATCCTCCGTTCTGCTACACCGCGCTCGTTCGTGCGGTAGTAGGTCAGGTCAATCGCCATTATGCCGCCATCCTTCCTGCCGCTGCCCCGCCGCCACTGGTAGGCAACGATTCGGCAAAGAGTTCATTGTTGGAAACGGGCGGATTGCCTGACGCCCCGGTCTTGGGCGCACCCTGCGCCATGCCCGCTTGACCCATCCCTGGATTCATACTGGACTGAAACTGCTGGACCGCCTGCATCATCATGGCCCGTTGCTGCTCTTGCATCGCCAATTGCTGAATCTTCTGGAGCCATATCTGAAAGAGCTTCAAGTGGCCCTCTGCCGCCTTGAGTAACCCAAACTCGTTGGACTGCATGAATTGCTGGAGGGCTTGCAGGTGCGCCATCGCGCCTTCAAGCGGCTGCCCCTCCGGCATCTGCCCGTTGAGAATCGCCCGGATGGCCTCCTGAGCGAGAATCTGCGGCTCGTTCGCGCCTGGACTTGGCGCGGTCAGATACCGCTCCGGGTCCTGCCCCAGCGCCTTGGTCGTGTCTCTGAAGAGCCGGTACAAACCGTCTGGCTGCATAATCCCCAGTTGGATCGTCAGCGGATTCACCAGGATCGTGAGCAGGGCAGAGAGCGACTGCTGGAGCAGGCCCTTGCTCGTATTGAGCACGGTCGCCTTAAATTCAAACTGAAAGCGCCCGCCGATCTCTGAGCGATCCTTGACGCTCTGGTACACATCCTCGCCGGACTTCGGCACCCCGACAATCCGGTATTCCTTGTCCTTCGGCAGAAAGACCTGATTCATCTCGTGAATCTGTGCCCATATCTCGGACAGGCCGGACATGAACCGGCGCAAGAGGTGTTCGGGCCGCGCATCGCCCTGCTGAAGCACGCTCATCATCCCGCCAACCGTCCTCAGTGCCGCCGACTTGCCTTCCGGTACACGCCCCAACTGCAACTCCCCAATCATCGTCTGCTGATCGCCCCATTGGCTAAAGAGCGTGATGAGGTTCAGCATCAGGGCGTCGGCGGTATTACTGAATGTCACCACCTTCAGGTCCTCGTTCGGATTCGCGGTGGGATAGAACGTGCCGGGGTCAATACTCACCAGTTCGTTCCGCAGGCCGCTGTGCGCCCGTACCAAGCCCCACGGCATGTTCCGCAGCGTGCCGTTATCCACGGTCTGATCGAGCAGAATCTTCATCTGATCGTAGATCGGCTCCAGGAGTTCCGGAAGCGAGACGCCGTAGAACCGCCCAGGTACCTTGATAAACTGCTTGGCGACGAGTGGTCGACGCGGCGGATAGGCCGGAAACATCTCCGTCAGGAGCTTCGCCTTGAGGAGCGTCTTGGTTTCCTTAATCACCCAGAAGATGACATCTTCCTCCAGACCATCCTTGTTCGTATCGTATCGCCCGAAGTAGGTTGCGCGTGTGAGCTGAGCCGGCCCCTCCGTGCCGAACGACGTGGGCTGTGTGCCCTCCAGCGCGTCTTTCACTTGCTTGAATTGATCGTTCTGGCTACTGTAATCTGGCACACTCTTGTACGTCGCCATCTTCTCCAGGTCCTCGTCCGTCACGAGGTCATAGAACCCAGTGTCCTTGAGCCGCTTGATCTCATCGAGCATAGGGTAGTCTAGGAGGATGACGTGGTGCGCCCCTCCGGGGTTCGAGGGCGACGGCGGCTGAACATTGTCACACCTGAACGGCAGCGCGTAGTCTTCAATCGCCTTGGGCATGAGCACGGGGCCATTGAAGGTTTCCATGTCACGGACCACGCGCAGATCCATAGGCCCGCCCTCGCGGTCCACATAGGCATCGAATAAGGCTTGCTCGCGCTTCCCGTCATTGTTCTGAAAGTTGACGGCCCACGCCCACCCCTCGGCCTCGCGTTTGACAAGCTTGGTCACTTGTACGTCCTTGAATAACAACTGCAAGAGAGAAATGATGTAATCGCCAGGGATCATGCCTGGCGGGATGGGATCGAAGGTGCGAACGTCGGCAATACGGTCCTTCTGCCGAATCCACGGGACATAACACAGATACACGCCATCGTCGGTGAATTGCGTCGCCAGCTCGGCAATCTTCTCCTCGCCGTTCTGGTCGATGAACACCTGATGGTATGTCAGGTTGTCCACCCGGTCCTGCTTGTCAGCGTCAGCCCTGGACAGCGCCTTCGAGGTAATCGGCGGCGTCGCAGTCATCACGGCGTTATAGAGCGAGTCTTGCACGCGGAGCGAGTCCGTCTGCATGATCGTCACTTGGGCATTGCTCGCGTTCTCCCACGGCCACTTCTTAGTTGGCAGCCACCCGCGCAGCTTGGCGTACCGCTGTGTGCGGGCCTCGTTCCATTCCGTGCGGTCGGTCAGGTCGCGGTCCAGTTCCTTGCAGACCTGCATGGCAATCGCGTCCCGATCCACGGAGAGCGATTCTCTCCGACGTCTCACGCGCTTCAGCGGGGTCGGCTCAGCCATTTCCACGACTGGCGGAGCCGCCGCGCCATTCGGGATCTCCGGTTGCGGCCCTACGTTCAGCGGATTGTCGGTCATCTCAGCCATTCATCGCCCTTTCCTCGCCGTAAACGTGATCGTCGTGCCTTGACGCAGCCTCGGCCGTCGCATCAATGCCGACATGCGGCTTTTCATGTTCACCCCGCGCACGGTCATGTAGGGCTTGCGAACGCGGAGCTTGGGAATCTTCATGCTGGCTTCCTCGTCAGCCCGCACTCGCAGGCCGGGCACTTATTGTTACAGTCGCGCAAATTCGGCTGGAGCGCCACGGTGCGATATGTAAAGACGCCTTCGTTGGTCGCCGGCACCAGTTCCACGCGGTACAGCGCCTCGCCGCACTGGTCGCAATGGAGGATGGAGTCGGTGGCGTAGGTCATGTCACTTCTCGCCACCACTCACTATATCCGCAGCGTGGGCAACATGAATAAAATTGGTAATGCCCGGAATTGTTCTTCGCTGGCCAGCCACAATCAAAATTAAAAGACTTGCGCTTGACCTTCTCTGGTTCAACCGTCCACATGCCGCAAGAGCAATTTTCGCAGGTCATGCTTCACGCTCGACATCTTCCAACAAAAGAAACTTCGCTAAATCCTGGCGCTCCTCGTCTTCAAGGGTAAGCGTGAAGTATTGCCCAGTGCTTCCATCGAATCCAAGAAGTTCAACGCCATCATACCTCCATCTCACCTCAAGCCTCCACCGCATGTGACTGAAGATGATTGTTTTCATGCGTACCCGCTCGTGCGTTGCCCGATGCGAATCGGCGTCCGGCCGGCGTTCAGCACCGCAAAGCTCGGTTCACTGTTGAGGAGATATTTCAAGAGGGTCGGGCGGTCGTCGTGCTCGGTTTTCGGCTGCTGCCGGTCCTTGTCCGCCCAGACGTACCGGTGCATCTGGTGCCGCGTCCAGAAGCAGTCCTCTTTGATCGTGATGCGTGGGCGGCGGGTGAACTTGTCTGGCTTGAGGTAGTCATTGAGTCGCGCACGCCCGACATCGCTATCGTCGGCACACTCACAGTACAAATTGACCTTTTCAAACTCGTCCTGCCAACAGATGCTCCGGTCGATCCCGGACGGCGAGCGCCCCATATTCGGGTCCATCAGCCGTTGTGCGACGCGCAACTTCAGGCTCCGCTCGATCTCATCGCACCGCTGCTTCACCGCCTTCGGGTCGTCTTGGACCTCCGCTTCGGCCACCACCCAGAGGTCATCGTTTCCGTCCACCTGTACCCAGAGCATCATGTGGGGTTTACGGGGATGTGGGTCGAGCAGATACACCGTGGGCCATGTGGGGTTCTCCTCGAACTGCTGCACATGGTTGTATGTCGCTACGTCTGCCGAGCCGCAGACCGCACACGCCTTCCCTTGCGCGGCCACATGCCCCGCCTCCCCACAGGCGAAGCACCACGTCATGTCGTGGTCGGTAAAGAGCGGATGGATGCGGTTCGAGAACCGGATCGGCTGCCCTTCGATGCGGGTCAGGCGCTCTAGTCGCGACATCTGCGCCGCCATCCGCTCTAGGGAGGCTTGGTCGATGTGCGCGTTGTCCCGCGCGCTCAGCACAAAGACATAATGACGCGGGACGCGCTGCGGCCCATCCAAGCCCTTCTCGTAGACTTCATCAAAAATCCACTCGACGTTGATGGCTGGATTGTCCGGCCACGTCATCGAGAGAATCAGCCGTCCGCCCGTCGACATGATGCGAGCGCGGTTGGCCTTGAAGATCGAGTGCGGTGGGGGTTCGTCCATCAAGATGTGGTGGAACGAGCCGGACTCGAAATCAGACGGGTGGACATCGAACGACATGAATTGAATCGTGCTGTGGCCTTGCACGTCATCGAGGTGGTCTGGGTCGCGATATTTGACTTTCAGGGTGCGAAACTGCTTACTGTAGGACTTCTCCCAGTCTCCATCTATCAGAGAGTGTTTCGGGATCAGCCCGTACATGCCGAGCCCGCGCGAGAGGTCGCCGTCAAAATGAAACCATTGGAGTTTCGGTAAAATGACAGGCTCCAGGGTATTCACCAACGACTCCACCACAATGCGGATCTGACAGGGACCGCGCAATTTGGAGCGGGGATAGTCGGCCTTCAGAGAATCGGGAATGATGCCGGTGGCGCAAATGGCGAGGTCGGCGAGAGCAGATGCTGTCTTGGAGCTGCGGTTCCCGCCGAACAAACCTAGCACGTCCGCATCCGCCGTCAAATGAAATTGCCTCGCCGTATCGCTGACTGGCACGTAGTACAACAGCGCGTTCTCTTGCCGGAACGTCTCGTACTGCGCCGACAGTTCGTCCGCCTCGCGCAGCAGGTCCTCGTCTGAGAGCGTGGCGAGGTCGCTAGGCGGCGGCATCCAATTCCCTTGCTGGCGTCACGTCTTTCAATCTCCCGCGCCGCCGTAACTCCTCATTGATCCGCTCCAGTCGCTCCTCCATGGTGCCGCGCTCGGCATAGCCGACAATCGCGGTCGGTCGGCCCTCCAGCAGCAGGGTCTTGTCCTGCGCCTGACAGGCAGCCAGCACCAATACGCCAACCGGCGCCTTCTCCAGTTTCTCCTCGGTGATATGGGACAGGAGCTTTTCGGTGGTATTCGCCCAGACGCGCGTGAGTTCCTTCCGTGAGAGCGACTTGCCTAAGAGCTGACCGAGTTTCATGTGCCGGTCCGCCGACCCGCGCTGCGCCTGCTGCTCCACGACCTTCGGATCGCGTCCACAGGTAAAGCAGAGGCCGGTGTCCTTGAAGAACGCGGAGATATTGCGGAACTGACCACAGGACTGGCAGAGCTTCTGCTGCTGGTTGACCAGGACCCCGCGTGCGCGTTCGTCCAGCGGCTTCTCGTCTGTCTGGATTGAATTAGTCAACATTCAGACCCTAGAGCGATTCCGCGTCCTCGGCATCCTCTTCTATGTTGTGCGTGATCTTCCCAACCATCATCGTGGCCATCGTCACGCAGATTGCCTGTTCCCCCCAATACTGCCGGCGATGGTTCATTAACGGCCCGGTCTTCCAGGGGGCGGCCCCGCAAAACACCCCGTTCGGATAGCGCCGCGCCAGTTCGGCCACCAGGTCATCGGTTGTGACCAGTTCAAGCACGGTCATGTGGGCCGTCCCAGCCTCTGTGCCGGACACAGAGGTAGGCGTGCCGCCCGCCCCACGGCTGCGGACGCCCAGGCTTCATACAGCGCACGCCCGGCTTGGCCTTGGCGATACAGCGCCTCTTGCCATAGGCCACCATGAAGGGGATCGCCTGGCGGCACTGGCTCAGCACCTGCTCGCGAAGCCTGGAGAGTGGGAAGTGAATCGCGGTCGCGCACGACCGCGCCGAGCAGACATCGCGCGAGTCGGACATCAGCCACTCATAGGCGTCCAGTCGGTGCAGTTGCCGCTCCATCGTGCGCGGCCCACAAATTGGCCCAATCAGATCCAGCCAGGCCTGTTCCAAGATCGCCGCGCAGAGCCGCTGTTCTGGACTCAGGGCAGTCTCGTCCTCCGGTGATGCCGCGCGAAGCGCCTGCGGCACGGGACCATTCACGTGGGTCCACCCCGGTCAACGATCGACCGTTTCAGTAGCCGATTCTCATCCAGAAGATCGTGATACCGCGCCATCGCGCGCTCCAGATCGCATCGCAACACCTCATCGCGGCTGGCGGCCCCAAGGGTCAACTGCCACCGGCGCACGAGACGACGCAGCCACCTCACACCCACCTCCTCCGCCGCTTCGTGGTCCGATACTGCCGCTTCGACGCCGGCATCCGCTGGAGCACCCACGGGCTCGCCGCCTGCTTCCACCGCTGATCCCGGCAGTACCCGCACGACAACGGAAAACAATCCTTTGCGCGATGCCGGAGCCACGCCGAGGGATACGTCAGCGATGGACGCACCTCAGC